GTGTTGTGACATGATAAGGATGCGACCTTCCATCCGTCTTAATAAAATTTATCTTACCTTGATAATTGGTTCGAGTTTGTCCTGGTCCATTTCCATAACTGTCACGATGCAGTCTCCCGTTTACAATTACATTGCATCCTATAGTCGGCTGTACATTGGATGCATTGGAAGAAGCAGGTCTTGATGGGGGATTAATTACTGGTTTCTTTCGATTATCTTCTATATTTATTTTTACTGTTTTAGTTGAATATTCAACATACTGTTTAAAAGACAGAGATACTTTAACATCAAAACCATTTCCTGCTTCTTCTTTTATTGTGTAATCCTCTAAAGACACTTTTATATTTGTGTCAAACAACAGCTTGCCATTAGGTGTTGCACGTGTCACAATCAACTGAAACGGTTTTAAACCTGTTTTTAGTTTTTCTATTTCTTCAAGAAAATATGAAGCACTTTTAAATCCATTAGGATAAGCTGCAAAAGGATATTTTGTTTGCGGTAAAAGTGCATCAAATGATATTTCGGTAAGTCCTGCTTTTCTTAAAATATTAACTTCCTGATCATTTATCAAATTAATTGTTATATTTTGATTATTAATAACCATTTCCATTGATTCAGGTGGAACAGGAAGCTGTAAACTTCCTAAAAAGAAACTATATCCTTTAGCCATAAACAACTCCCCTTTCTAACTATGAACCCCTTCAGCAGTAGCAAGAAGTTCTTCTTCAACTCTTTCTGTTAATTTTTCAACGACACCATCAATATCCATATCACTATTTATGGTGTTGTTATTATTCATATCAATTTTTATTTCAGCAGTTGTAAAACGATTTATTGTTTCACGTTCTGCAATATCTCTTAAATATTTCAAATCCTCACTTGATGCATTCATGGTCTTAGCCATTTGTGCAGTGTTTCCAGCGGTCTTATTCCCTGAATCTGCTGCCTTATCAGTTGCATCTTTGATACTGCCAAAATTATTTTCAAGATTAGACAGCGGATTATCACCTTTATCAAAAAGTCCGCCCATCCAGTCACCTATATCATTTTGCCATTTTTCACCTTGAGCATATCCTTTATCAAATGCTTCGCCCATATCAACAAAGTCAACATAATCAGGTGACCACAAATCAGGCATTTCAAAAGCATCATACTCAAATCTATCAAACGAAACTTTTTCCGCTGTTTCACCTAATATACCATCCATTTGTGATATATATGTATCTAACCCACTGGTATCAAACGATAAGTCAACTTTGCCAATTTTATCAAACTTATCAATATCAACACCTGGAATTAAATTGATTGCATCTATGATCCAGTTGATTGCCTTAATAGCTGCGTTAGCACCTGCAACGAATGCATTTGCGATAGAAGT